CCGCCCGCCGAATAGCCGGTGCCGCTGGTTTCGTTCGTCGCAGAATACGCAGTCGTCGACGCATCTAGCGTCGCGGCACTCGTATAAAGCGCGATGTTAAAAGTGTCGCCCGTCGAGGCATCAAAGTCGTGTACACCATAAAGAAGCTCGTTCTTAAAGGATGTACACATGTAGTTTCCTGAGAAAGCCATGTCACAGTCTCCTTATTAGTTCAGCAAGCTCTTTGTGGCCTGCGTCGGTTAGCGTATTGTACACAGTGGTTCTATCACTTTTTATCGCTTCGCGCATGTAAGTTTCTAAAAGCTTTACAATTTGCTTGCGAAAGGCATGTGCCTGTGCCCGAATAGCAGGGTTCGCGTCATCACTAATAGAAATAATTTTATTAGCTGCACGTTCAGCGATTTCCTCTGGGGTAAACCCTCGGCCGCTGGTGGTGTGTACTTCCACTTTAAACCCCGGGTTAACATTCATCTCTAGTGCCGGAAAACTCATTGTTTAGGCCTCACTACCATCCCGGTACGATACTCGTCCGTGACTTCCTTCGATTCGCCAAACATCTTCAGACCGACAATTGCTTCAGCAAAACGTTTTTCATACTGTTGCATTATATCTGGTTCTCCTTTCATGTATATATAGGCTTCAATCAAGCTGCCATACAAAAGCGCGATTTGAGCGTTTTCACTCAACCAAGTAGTGCCACTGCCTCCAGATTGGGTCAAACTCAGCGGACGGTAGAAGTAATGCAGCTCAACCGCATACGCACTGTCCGGCGTGGGGCCCAAAATGAAATTATCAACGTCAAATACCGCGTAATACCGCGGATTTCCAGTCGTAGCACTGTTTGGATTAAAAGATTGCACAAAATCAGCGTCTTTGAAGTCCAAAAACACATGATTTGAGCTGCCGTCCGTAAAAGACAGCGAAAAAGGAGCCAAAAAGTCGCTCGGGCAAGCCAAATACTGGTTTGAAGCCGACATTGTGCCGCTTACGTTCTTGCGGAACAGGCTTAACTGCACGTTTTTGAGGATACGCTCCTCGGCCTGCACGATAAACACAGGAATATTGTTCACAAACGACGTTTCGTCGTACTGCGTATAGTCCTGAATGGCCTGTGTTAGCTCATCGTATGTAAAACTCATGTCACCACCATCACTTGGCCAACCTGACCGAAGCCTTGGACCGGTCTCAGGTTAGGATTTTCAACCAAAGGAACCCCGACGAAAACATCCATAGGTTCAATACGGTCAGGACGCGCATTTTTCAGAGCTTCCGGATCTACGACTTTGCGAAAAGGCCCTAATTGCGGATGCTTCGGCTCAAATTCATCTGGACCCACGAGCATTCCAGTCCATTCGCGCTTCATTAGCCTGTAAGGATAACGTTGGCCCGAACGGTCAGATATTGCCCATGAATTTTTGCCAGATGCAAATTTCGCCATTGTCAAACCCTGTAAGATTCGTAGTTCGGAGCGACGTTAAACGACGAACGATCACGATCTTCCGTCGCGGCACGTTCAAACTCCTCTTCGTACACAGCTTTCAGTAGCTGAACACGGTTTGGAGCCCGCTTCAAAGCGAGGTAATATGCTAGACCCGCTGCCAGACAGGGATAAAACCGGAAGGGCAGATCCATGGTGTTAGTGTAAATATCCGCATCATCCATTCTGGTCAATGCGTCGTATATGATTGAGTCAGTCGAGTTGTCTGGAACCGGCCAAACCTTCAAATTTGGCGTGATTTGACGGTCCAAGAAGAACTGATTTGCACGGCTTTGCTGCGTTTTATTCGGAATCGTCAGGTAACTATCTCTGCTCAATCGTTGCATCGAATAATCTGTGCCATTTCGACGGCAAATTACTGATAGAACGTCGATTACATCGTTTTCGAGGTCGTATTGGCCGTCACCCTGCGTGACTGTGATCGTTCGCTGTTTGATCGTCCACTGATTTAGGCCGCGGTTAGCCCAATCCGCAAGCAGTAAATTGAGCGAACGCTTCGCAGTTTTAAGGTCGTAACCAGTACGAACCTCAAGACCGCACCGCTCAAACGCCTCTTCGACGTATTCTGCGACGTCTAACTCAAAATCTTTGCTGCCTGAAGTGGCCATTCGCTTAAGCCTTACGCGTTACGCACGGCACAGCTTTTTCCGCCGCGTTTTTTGCTAGAAGTGCGCACGGCACCACCGCTTTTCATCTTTTTAACCATGCCGCCGCCACGCATTTTCTTAACCATGCCGCCGCCACGCATTTTTTTAGGTTTCATCGCCATTTTTCAATCTCTCGTAAAGTTGCTCCCGCTTTTCAAATATTTCACGGGCGTTATAATGACCATTATATGTATTATAATAGCCTTTTTTATCCAGCTTGTATGCCGCTTCCTGCAACTTAGACAAACGCTGAACAAAAATCATTGCATATTCAGCCTCAATTTGAGGTTCAAAGCTATGTTCAACTTCATTAACGAACTCGCTTTCCTCGTCATACGGATGAAACCCCATAACCCAAATGTCTCGGTCGATAAACATGCCGTCTGCAATGACGTCATTCATTTCGTACAAATAAGTGTGGAATAACTCGGGATCTTCATCGAACTTGAAATCGACAATAATTGCGATATCGAAGTTGTCGTCAAACTGCGAAACCGTGTTGTACAGTGTCTGCTTATTAGTCTCGTACTTGAAAATTACCGCAACGCGGTCATCCGCCCACGCTTGTCGGGCATAGGGACAAGGCGGGAGATTGTTAAAGTAGGGGTTAACTTTCTCTAAAACCGTAGAAGACCAGTCTACCAGCTCGTGGTAAACGGATCTTTCAACTTCAAGCGACGGTTTCAAGGAATCTAAATTCATGCTAAATACACCGATCCTTTCGTGCGCTTCCTGCGGTCAGGCAACACTGCTCCACATCCTCGAGCAACGACACCACCAGCGGCCATCTTTTTTACTTTAGCTTTTTTAGTGTTTGCTACAACCTGTTTGCCTTTACTGCCTTCACGCTTCTTTTTGCGAGCTGTCGCAGCGCGTTCAGACTTGCTAAGATTTTGCGCTCTGCTGCGAGGCAAACATCTATCTGGATTCTTCTTATTCTTTGAAGTGCCACATTTACCCGCAATATTTCCGCTGCTGTCAATTCGTACCCAATCTTCATCTATCCACTCCTGAAGCTTTCCCATGTCTATGCCTTTTTCTTCTTTTTACCACGTTTAGCATCTTTTGCGTAGTTCGGGTCTTTACAATATTTGGAAGCTGCCAGATTGGCATATGCGCTGGGGTATGTGTCAAAGGTTCGCTCGGCCCAAGCTTTTCCCGCAGGACAAATCTTGCTTCCTCTGCTCTTAGAAGAAGCACCTTTACCTTTGCGAGAATACGCCACTATCAAACTCCCCAGAACTTATGCACTAGCGGAGCCACTAGAATAAGAACTGCCAAACCCCAAGTTTTAATGTCCAAGCGGTCTAGGGCAGACTTCTGTTCACTCAGCTTTTCTTCAATCCGCTGATACCTCAGATTACATTCCGCTTCGTGCTTCTCTAATTTTGCCAATACTTCTTCAACGCGCATATCGCCATCACCAAGCTTTACAGGACCAGTAACGGGCGCTGAACTTGTCTTTTGCAGTGTCGCACGAGTGACGCGCTCTAAAGTTCTTTCGACGTCCCGGTTGATCCTTTTTAATTGCCATGTTCGGATCGCCGAACCGAACCAGCTTAACGTCAGACCCTTTCTTAGCGAGGACTGCACTTTTTTTAGCTTTACCGGGGGTACGTTTAGGTTTGTTGTATCCTGCAAAGGTTTCTCCTCGATAACTCAATCTACCTGAAGGCAACCTTTTTACGTCTTTTGTGGTAGCCATTATGAGAAGCCCCCGTTACCGATAAACCTGTTATGCGTAAAACGCCGTGATGTTCGCGAAACCCGGGCCTGTTTGCGCATAGGCAACATAGCCGCCGTCGTTAAACAGGATGCCGTTATCTCGCATTTCGACATCGCTAACAGCGGTAGCCGAAGCAACTGTACCCAGCGTCACCTCCACAGTTCCGGAAGCACCGCCGTTACGGACAGATATCGAACCCGCCGAGGCCGAGTTAACGATATACAGACCTCGTAGGCGCATACGACCAGCAAAGATAACTTCCAATGCGTCTGCCGACATGCCTACAGTGATAGCGCCCGCAGTGTTAGCAT